CCCCCTCCTTTAGCAACTACCGCAGTTGCAAGAGAAGCTCCTCCCCCACCACCGCCGCCTGCTCCCCACAACATCACCCTAACAAATTTGGGAGCAATTGCGTTTGGTTTAGTCCAAGTTCCATTTGCAGTGAATGCTTGTACATCAACCTGAGATTGTCCTGGGTCATACCCCATCATATCAAGGTGGGGCTCATTAGCTTCATCGAAGAATACCACAGCAGGACCGCCACCTGATCCCGAAGAACCAGTCGGACCCTGCGGACCTTGAGGTCCCATTGGCCCAGGAATTTGAATAGCCTCATCGGGATAATCTGCTTCTAAGAACACTGCTGGTCCTGTAGGACCTTGGAGACCTGTGCTACCAGCGACACCTTGAGCACCAGCAGGTCCAGGAAAACCAGGAGGTCCCTCTTCACCTTGGTCTCCATCCAATCCAGGCATACCCTGAGGACCTACAGCTCCTGTAGCACCAGACACTGCAACTAAAGTCATATTTGCATATGAAATAATAGCAGTTTGTCCAGCAGAGCTTTCATTAGAAATCCAAAGAGTGAATACATCATTCACTTGAATATTATCAACAACGCCAGTAATAGTAAGAGAGTTTACATCAGTATTGTTAGTGAGTTTCAGTTCAGAAACGTGCCCAGAAATTTGAACCCCATTTTTATAAATACGGGCTTCATAAATCTGATTTGATGAAGTACTATTAATTGACATAGTACAAGTAGTGAGATATGCACCGGCATACTTAGCAGTTAATGCACTACTAGCATAGGTAAAGCCATTCAGATTACCAGCAGTCCATCCAGTAGTTACTTGATAATAAGTGCTCTGCAAAGTACAAACAATGCCTGAACTGTTGGTGACAATAAGCATCTCACCATAGGCAGTAGAACCGGGTTGTGCAGGAGCTCCAGCAGGCCCTATGACAGAGATACCATCTTGTCCATCATCTCCATCCATCCCAAAGCCCATGGGGCCTTGGGGACCTGTTGCTCCAGGAGAACCAGCCCCCCCAGCATTACTGGGGTTTAATGTACAGTACCAAGATGCTGTACTCGAACGGTATGTTGCTAGTAACAGATCAGTAGCACCAGGAGCTGTAGCAATAGTCCCAGCAGATCCACTAACCCACACAAAGTTAGCAGGCCAAGCAAGAGTTCGAGATCCAGTACCATCCTGTGTTATAAACATACGAATGGTTTGACCATCTTGGACATTGTTGATAGTCCATCCCACAGCCGCAACATTACCTGTCATCGTGAGCTTGAACACGTTAGACAATGCGCAGTCTACTGTAAAAGCAGTACCACTATTACCAAGATCTCTCTCAGCAGTTGATAGGTTACCTGTTTGTATTAGCATAATTAGGCGTATACACTTTCTGTACAATGTATTGTTCCAGTCCACTGGACATTGGTTGCTGCTGTCCCAGTCACTTTAATATCAACACCTCCAACCCCTCCAGTGGTATTGGCAGTCACTGCCACAACCCATGCAGTTGCTCCAGAGGAGGCATAGATACGTGTTATTTCTAAACCAGATAATGTACATGTTGCTGCTCCAGCATTACGATTAGCTACCCCTGTTATCCGCCAACCAGCCAATTCTGAACCAGCTTGCTTCCGAGCAGCAATCAAACCCTCAAACGTTGTAGTCTGTTGATCAATCAAGTTAAGTGATTTGGGAGTCCCAATCACTGCTGAATCAGTCCACAATAGAGTAGGTGTTGCATCGGTTGTTCTGATCTTGACCTGGAACACTGCCCACTGTGTAGAACCCAGCCCGTAGTTGTTTGATGCTGAGTAGGCGAAGACTCCATTCCAACCACGGGTGGTAGCATAACTACCTCCAGGGATACAAGAAGCATACCCATCAGCCAAATTCCCAAAACCACCACCTACTGTAGCACCTCCGAAGCTAGTCTGACCCGCAGTGTTAGATTCACCTCCACCAACAACACTGGAACCCCATGCAATATTACTTAATCCTCCCCCAATTGTTCCTCGTGTTCCTTCAACACTGTTGAAAATACCACCACCAATAACTCCGTATTGACCCTTCTGTGTATTGGCACGACCTCCAGCAAGAACACTATATGTAGCACCAGTATTAGTAACACTGTTATCATAGCCACCTAGCATTACACTATAGTCAGCTTGTGCAACACTAGCTGCAGCAGTACGAATGGTCTGTAGATCAACAGCATTGGCGCCACGCTTGCTACCTCCAGCTACACCATTATCTGGAATAGCAGCTAGAAAAGCTCCAGTGCCTTTTGGAGCAACGGCTGTATCAACATTTGTAGCACTATTCTTTGGTATAAAAGATACAACAGGAACCGTAGCATTAGGAGCAGCAGTTGATACTCCCTCGGTCCAATTTTGCAGGGCACCACCACCCGGCCATAACGGGGAATGGACAGCCATTATCTCACCCTGGTCCCAATCCTCATAAAGAACAACAGCAGGGCCACCACCTCCACTGCCAGCAGGACCAGTGGCCCCGGTGGGTCCTTGAGGACCCATAGGCCCTGGGACCACCATTATATCCTCATGAATCTCTGTATCCAAAGACAACGTGAGAACAGAGGTTGTTCCACTACCACCCCCTCCAGTAACCCATGAAGTGTTGGCACCATTTGTTCCTAATACCTTGCCAGCATTGCCAGTCTGATCAGGCAAAAGAGCATTGATGGCTGTATTGGCTGTTATCTGTCCAGTACCACCATGAGGAATACTAATAGGGAGATCCACTGTCGAAGCAGTACCAAATACTTTGTTGGAGAGCCTTTGAAACCAGTCTCTCCATACAAAGGATTCTCCAATAGGATTCTGTGGTATGGGTTGTAGATTATCAGCCATGTTCCATTAATACCTCACATCAGTAACGAAGCCGTGTTTTTGCAACTCTGGAAGCATGTCACCTACTTTTTCCCCAATATCATCTCGAACCATTGGTGAATTGATGACATGAACATTCTTCTTGTAACTCTTATATGCATCGCAAGATGCATCCGAGATGGTCTTCCCCAGTCCTGTAAAAGTCAGGATATAGTTTCCACAGGTTACCAAACATGGAGCCTTGTTTGCTCCTGAATCATTTGGCATGAATCCTGACTTGACTTGTGAGTAGTGTATGTTCTTAAACACATCTTCTTCGCACATATCAAATAAAGGATACCCAGTGTTGTCTTTGGGCAACACATTATTATACGGGTAATCTGGTTGAGATACAACTACCCCGCAAGCAATGTCATCTTTGACCTTGAGAGTATCCCTACCTGCAACTAAATCCACCATCCATTCGACTGGGTCTCCTTTGTGAAGGGCTTGTTGTATTTGAAAAAGAGGCCAGCCGGGTCGAGTAGTAAACTCCAGGGGCCAAGGGTGTCCCTTATCATCAACAATGCAATTGACATCAATATAGCCGGTGTATGCAATCCCATGTAAGAAGTCCTCCAAGGGTTTAAGTACCATATCAAACAACTTGCTCTTCTTGGTGTATCTCACAATGGTCCCTTGCTCTCCAGTAGCAGGTCCATACTCACCAGACATCAGCTTCTTATGTTCCCAGCTTTCGGTAATGGCAGAAGAGAAACCACCAAGACCAAACCAACCACCGCAACCAACTTCACATCCCTCAGTGAACTCCTGAAGAACAAACTCTTCTCCATAAGCATCTTCCTTCTTCCATTTGTTGAGCATGAATACCAAATCTCTCCAGTCCCTGGAACAATAACTCAAGGCTTTCTCACCATCTCCAATGGGCTTGGACACGTATCTTTTGTTTTTGTTATCAAGAACAAAGGAAACCGCCTCTTCATATTTCTTGAATTTCTCCATTGGAATAGTAGGAATACCAGCTCGCTCCATAATCTGAGCACCAAATATTCGGTCCTGCTCCCACCTTTTTCCTTCAATATTGCAACCAAAGATAGGAAAACCCTTGTCCCTATATGTTTCAAGTTTGTGTACATATTGTGTATTGTCTGTAATGAAGATAAGGTCTGCCCAATTCATGGACCCTTCCCAATTGTTTACTTTGGGAATTAGACCATCTCCAATTTCACACCTTGAGCCATCCGGCCAATTACGGATATACATGCGAACAGAATGGCCGTGCAGCTTCGCTCGCAAAGCAAGATCCAATCCACAGCCAAATTGATCGATGATAAGGAGATTGAAGCTCATGGTTTATATTCACCCTTCTTGCGTTTGGTTTCACGGCTCTTCCTGGTAATCTCTTCTTTGCGAATAGCTCTCTCAGCAGCCCTCTTCTGTGCAGGGGTTTGTACCTTGATGTCCATCTGCTTTGCAATTAGGGATTGCTCACCACCCTCATCATTAACTGCAGACATAATGGGTGGAGCTTGAGGAACTTGAGTACCCATATAAGAGGCAATGTCTGAAACATTCTCCCCAAGAGTATCATTGGGGTGATAAATCTGTTTGCCAGAATAGATCTTCTTGTTTATCAAGACTTGCGCAAGTATAGCCAAAGAAGGATTGAGAGTAAACACAGGCCAGAGAAGGGCAGACAAATCTTTCTTGCCCTGAGCAACATCACTCGCTCCCTTGAGCAAGTGGTAAGGTCCTGCTCTACGTTGTTCTGCTCCCTCTCCAAAGAGCATCTCAGCAAACTTATCCATTACAGGATATAAAACAGCACTAGCAAAGCCAATAGCCAACATAGTGTCAGCACCTTCTCGGAACTGCCTACGACCTTCTTCAGTCTTTAAGTTTCTAGGATCAATGTCTTTTACGGAATTGACCAAGCTCTTTACCATGCCATAGTGGTAACGAGAGAAGATAGAGATATTAGGATTCTTCAATACCTTGGCGAGGCCACGACTACCTAACACCTCAGAAGACATACGATAGTTAGGCATGTGCCTCTCAACCTTTTCTATGGCAGCTTCTGTGGTCATCTTCTCCCCAGTACGCTTCTCATGGGCACCCATAATCTCGTGCATATACTGTAGATACATTACATCACGAGTAAACCACATAGCCTTTTGAGAAGCACGAGAGACACTATTGTATAAGCCTAGGGTAGTGGTACCAAGTTTTGTAGCAAGAGCCTTTATAGAAGAAGTCATCCTAGGATCTTTGAGCTCCTTACCAGCAGCAGTCATCAGCTCATCGAAATAGTTATTGCGGGGCTCTGCTCCCAGAATAGATCCACCCTTGCGCATTACTTCTCGATAGAACTCTGTTTGTTTTCCAACATCATTCCATGCCTTCATGGCAGCAGCAGTAGCCCTCGGCCACTTGGCCGGATTAACCCACCCAGTAAAGCCACGCGCATTATATAAGTGCATGGCCTCATTAAACATGTGAGGCAGGGGGTTGAGCATCATGTTCTTCACCAACTGATTGGTGAGTTTCATCATGAGATTGTTATCCCAGTTCTTAGCGAAGTCTTCCACAATAGCAGCGGCCTTGGGATCGAAGTGCCATCCACGGAGCTGAGGAACACGGTCAATGCTACTAGGAACAATCCAACCCTTGGGAAGAGTCTTCAAGTCTTCCTCGGGGCCATGCCCTATGGACTTGAACAGCTCACTCTTCTTCAAGCCCTCCAGCGCCTCCGCCTCACGAATCATCTTGCGCAGACCCATACGAGCCAGTGATTGAGTAGCAAGAGCATCCTTGAGATACCGATAGGGAGAGTGCTTTTCGATGTCCTCTACTCTGGCCTGTTCCATCTTCAATAGGCCAGCCTTTTCATCATAGGGCTTGAATAGATCTCCAGCTTTGAAATTGATGTCTTCACTATGTCCTATACGTTCCTTCTTTCCATCCTTCCATTCCCAGATCTCAGTCCCCTTCTTGACATCCTTACGTTGCCATTTACCATCCTTGTCTTTGAATCTCAGGAGTTGGTCTTCTTGAACACGGTGTATTTCAACAACACGATCTGTCCCCTCAATCCCGAAGACTTTACGCTCAAAGGCTTGATCTGCCTTCTCAGCAATCTTTTCCCCATAGGGAGTTTTATTGGCAAAGAAGTCTGCAAGGGTCTTCTTCCAAGTGCTAGTAGTTCCACCTTGGATACGAATACGAGACTGACCTCTCTCGAACTCTTCTCCAATATCCAAGCCCATTCCCCTACCCTTCTTGACTAGGGCAGTTAGTTCTTCATCCCCCTCCTTGAGCCACTTCTCCATCTCTTTATTGCCACCGTAATCCCCGACCTTCAGGTTCTCACGAAGGTTAAACCATTGCTCCAAGTCACCCTTGGTGACTCCATCCTTGATGGCATCCTTCATCCTGACAACCATCTCCGACTCATCAGCGGTAGCCCAAGTATTGATCTTGTGGAAAAAGTCATCCATTCCCTTCATGTCTTCGGGAATAGGAATAGACCTCTTGGATACCTCGGTACGATAGTCTTCCAGGAACTTGATGGCAGCTTCTTCACCATGCTTCTGGTAGATGTCAGCAGCATGTTCGTAGAAAACCTTTTCATTGGGAATAGTACGGACATCTACTTTGTCTGCTTCTTCATCCACAGCCTTAGAACCAAGTGAGTCTCGTTCTTTGCCTACAGTTGCCTTGGCTCGTTCTCGTTCCTTTGAGAACCGTTCATACGCCCTTTCATATTCCCTAGCATGAATTTTATCGGCATCCTTGTCAGAAAGCTTTTCTCCTTCCATGCTGGCTTCATACTTGGCTTCTGCTACTACGCCGCTGGCCTCCTGAGCAGCCTTGCCCTCAATGTCCTTATCAGTCCAGGCAGCAGTCTCCATACGCTTGGTATTGGCAGCTAGGGTGTCTCTAGCCTTCTCTGCCTTAGTTCTTGTGTCAGGCATTTCTCCAAATTCTTCTTTGGCGCGTTCCAGTTCCTTTGGTTTACTTTCCTTCAGAGCTCGTACCTCATCCAACCATTTGCCATCACTTCTCTCATCCAGAAGTTTATTAATGTAATCCTTACCAGCATCATAGTAAGGATTCTTTCCATGTTTATCCGTATCTTCTTTGGATAAACGTGCAGCCTCCAACACATCCTTCTTGGTCAAGTATTTTTTATGTATCTCTCGTTCAGCCTCATCTCTACTCTTAGTGGAGAACCTTTCATTTATAGGTTGAGCAAAGTCGTGCTTGCCCATTTGCAACCAAGCCTTCTTGGTATCAGCGTCCCCTTCAAAGATTCCCTTTCTTTTTGATTCAAGGTCTACTACAGAAGGAAGAGGACCTCCGCTATACTTTTCCTTGTACGCATCCCTGGCAGTCTTGTCCCTGCCCTCCTGCTCTTCAATGGCGCTAGTGCCTGCATCCAGGACTTCATCCAAAGCAGTTCTTTCCTTCTCTCCAATACCCAAACCCTTACGAACAGTATCCTTGAACTCATCCCACAGGGTAGCAATTCCCGCTTTGGATTCCCGATCTTCAAGCTTGACTGACCTGAGAATGTCTTGGAACTTCTTGGAAGTGAAGGCTTCTGCTACAAACTCATGTACATTTTCAAAGCCATAGGCTTCCGTCCAACCATGAGAAGTGTTGTATTTCTCATAGAGAGCAGTGAGTCTTTGCGCAGCAATACTATCTGCAGCATGAAGCAGTTTGGTAGTACCTGCATGAATACCCTCATGTAGAAGTACCTGCAATTGCCCTTCCTTGCCCAGCTCTACTGCGTGCAAGTCAGGATGATACAAGCCAGCATTGTCTTGCGAACTACCATCCTTTTTTGTCGTCTTGAGATGGTCCGGAGATAAAGAGAATCCAGCCTCTCGGATAACCCCAATGTTCTTAATAACTCGGAGCAATGTCTTTTGTTGTCTAGTACCTAGGCCACTGGAAATGACTTTATCAATTGCCTCTCCATAGTTATGCACATTCCAGAGATGGTCGTGAAGCTCCAGCCAGTGGGGCTTCTCTGGATTCTTGAACTCAACTCCAGGCATGTTCTTGAACAGAGCATCAGCCTTGTCTTCAAGTGCCTTGGCTTTATCAGAAAGCTCTTTTGCCAAGTCAGGCTTGTTGTCCATGTCATGCTGAATGGCTTCGGAATTTGCCCATAGTGCTTCATCCCAAAGTCTTTGTATAGCATTCTTATGGTCTCCCCGAGTGACTAGTTCATTGGGATCAAAGGGCTTTTGATCATATGGAGTACCTTCCGGTTGCTTCTCGGTGATTTGGAAGTTGGGATCATTATTCTCTCGTAGGTCTCCACTATGAAGACCCTCACCAGGAACTGTAGGCTTCTGGTCCTTGGGAATCTGCTTTGTATCGACAGCCCTGTTCCAAGCTTCCTTACGATTAACAAAATTGCCGTGCTCATCCAGGAACCCTTGCTCATGGGTATCCTTGGTTTCTTCTTTACGGGCCTCATCGTGCTTGGGACCCATGCGTTCGATCTCACCCGTCTCCTTGTTCCTAATAGCAGTTTCAACGAGCTTGGCAGTCTTGGCTTTTTCAGCAGCAGCCTTCTCACGTTTGGAGATCTCTTTTTTGAGCTTCTCTAGATACTGTTGTTTCACTTCCGGAGGAGCTTCTTCAGGGGGCTTGGGAGGAGCAGTAGGATCTCCACCCTCATCCTTAGGTTTAGCCTTGAGAGGAGTTCCTGCAGCCTTGGAATAGATCTTCTCCCCAAGCTTGCTAGGACGAGACACAAGCCCAGTAAGAAGATCAGACGGAATCTCAGTGGGGTCTAGAACCTTCTCTCCCATTGCTGCTCTCTGGGCACCTCCTATGCCCGCCATGGCACCAGCTCCCACAGCAGCTTGCTTTGCACCTTCCTTTGTGGTGAGCATCTTGGGGATGTTAGCCAAGGAAGCACCAGGGCCAGCAACCATACCTACAAGGCTACCTCCTCTTTCAGCCCAAGGATGTTCTTCATGCTGTGCTTGTTTGGTAGCCATAATGTTGGTACCAAACTCCTTATCAATCAGTTGCTCAACAGAGTTGATGCCCATTGATTGAAGAATGCCAGCACTCACACCACCAACAATACCACCACCCAGAGCCCCCCAGGGACCTAGAGCAGCACCCCCAACACGAGCTCCTAATCCAGCTCCAGCCATGACTCCAGGCATGGTGATTCCAGTTTCAACAGCAGAACGCGCAGCAGTGCCTAGCCCAGTAGTGTCTGGTTTTTTAGGCAAGAGATCATCAAACGAGATATCCTTCCCTGCAGCAGGAAGGAGATCATCGAAGTTGATTTCTTGTGGTGTTTGTTGTTGGTCCATTACTCAACCTTAATTCCGGCTTCCTCTAGACGCTTTTTGACTGCCTTTGGATCTGCTCCATCTTTAATGGCTTTGTTCGCCTTCTCAATCGCGCTGGTAACATACTTGGGATCTAGACCAGCAGATTTGTTACTAGGAGCTTTTCCTTTAGGAGCAACTTCCTTCTTGCCTGCTGCTGGTGCAGAAGCACTAGGAGCAGGTTCAGTAACCGTACCACTAGAGCTTTTACCTGCCTCCTTCTTGGGAGGAGTATTTGGCTTTTTGTCTTCTCCCATAATGTCACCCATTGGTTGATCATAGGTACTCATCAACAATAGATTGCGCTCATACTCCTTGTTCTTGGCTTCACTGGTAGGCATGATATCCAAGGCATCAAGTTTCTTTTGGTCCCTTTCCTTTTGGAGACCCATCCAAGTTTTATATGCTTCATTGGCTTTACCAATTGCAGCAGTTGGTTCCATACCAATGACAGCCCATCCAGATGCACGAGCTTCTTTGCGCAACTTGTCATAGTTGTCCTTTGCTTCTCGTACCTGCTTGTCATACTCTTGATCAATCCGCAGACGCTTGTTGGTAATTTCCTTGGCAGACTTCTCTTCCAGTTTTTCTTCTCTAGTGCTGGAACCAGCACCCTTTCGTACCTCTGCAGCATGTTCCCGCATCTTCTCAATCTCCTTGCGGATCGTAAGTTGATGTTCATGCAATTGCTCACGCATTGCTTCTTGCATTGCAAAGTTCCGACCAGCAGCCGTAAGCATCAACTGCTTCAACTGCTCCTTCTGTAACTTGTTGTCCTTCTCCTCAAAGAAGTCTGGGATCTGTGCCTTGATAGCAGCCTTTTGTTTATCAGAGAACTTGCCAATCATGTCCTGGAACTTTTCATCAGGAGCAGCACTAATATTTGCATAGGCTCCTGCAATAGTATCGTGAGCTTCATCTGACTTCTTCATTGCAGCCTGGGCCTCATGGAGATCTGCAATAGCAGCCCTCTGCATGATCTGAGTAGCTCCAGCAGGATCATAGGGGGCAACTAGATCAGCCATTCTCTTGGCTGCCTCATACCCCGACAATTCCTTAGTGGAAGGATCAGCTTGGAACTTCTTTATGGCATCCTGCATCTCTTTTGTATTGTGGATACCAGACTCAGTAACAATGTTTGCCAATCGTTCTCTTTGTGTGCGTACCTGTTCCTCTTCCACCTTTGCCTTGTCCATCTGGACTTTGACTTGGGCTTCCTCGGCAGCAGCTTTCGCATTGTCTTGGTCATATTGAGAGCCAATAGCGTTCTGTTGCATTGTGCGGACTGCAGTACTGCCAGCCGCCATATCAGTCATTAGGAATGCCATATCTTATCCTTTGTCAAGGTCCACCAATAGAAGGATCTGCTGGTGGTGGTGTGTATCCATATTTCCCAAACTGGGCCATATCTGATTGTTGTGGACTATCAACGGAATTCCAAGCAGGACTTGAGTTGTCAGGAGATTGCATATTCATATTATTGTATAAACCCTGAACCCCTTGCATAATCCCACCAACACCCTGCATGAATCCTTGTTGGTTGGATTGTCCTTGTTGCAGACCCATACCAGCCGCAGGAGCAGGATTATTCACAGCACCACTACCTTGCGCCAATCTATTCATATAGTCCGTCATAAACCCATAGTAACCCTTTTGGGCGACACCCATGAGATCCTGTTTCTCTTGTCCAGAGAATCCCCTACCAGTAGCAGCATCCCTAACCTGTGTTGCTTCCATAGCAGGTTCTAATACTCCTGACATCCATTGACTATACCCAGGCATTTTAGTTGGGTCTGTAACTGTTCCAGGTTTCATCGCATCAGAATATTGCTTGGCAAGATCCCCTCGATAGGGAGCAAAAGGGTCAGCAGCTTGTTGAGCCTGTGCTCCAGAAGGTTGACTAGGACCCATCCCTAGAGCATCAGTGATAGCTCCGCCCGTAAGGGCATTGACACCAGTAGCAATACTAACAACAGAAGCAACACCAGCTAAACTCATATTATTCTCCTTCCAGGAGCTTTATCTCCTTATATGGGATTCCCAATTTCCTGGTTTGTAGTTTATCATAATCAGGAGTTATATCCTCCTCTATTTTCTTTAAGTCTGTTTCTTTGGTATGAACTACAGTAGTCCAACAAGTGTCCTCATGTGCATACCCCACTCTTCGCATACCTGCCTTAGTGGGGAACATATGGTACCCTGTCAATCTCTTCATACCAGAATCGGTAGTTACTGTAATATCACCACACATGATATTAATGTGGTCTTTGCTATTAGTAACACCTACTAAAGAGACTCCCTTTGGTATAAAGATGGTTCTGGCGTAGACTTCCCCAGAGACACAATGGGTAGTATTCAAATCCACTTGGGGCATCTGTCCCAAGAGAAACTCATATCTGTCTATCTTCTCCTTGTCGGGAGGAATAGCAACAATTTCGTCCACCACTTTATCCCTGTGTTTGATCCATCTCACCTATACGGAAATCAATCTCCATTTGACTTAACCTTAAAGGCTGGTTTCCAGTATACAGGAAGTTCCAGGCTCTCCTTCGAGAAGCACCCCCTTGATGAATCTGAGCCCGAGATAAACTCAAGTCGATACTTCGTGGAGTAGAGTATGAGGCATAATCATTGTCCGTATGTGAAATATAGCACAAATCACTAGTTGGAAGTTTATCTCCAATTACTTCTAATCTACCAAAGAACTTACGATGGGTGGTTCCCATATCCTTAAGGTCTGTTATTACTCTGCAATAAATAGGCTGACCATCATCTTGATAAGTAGTGTTGGAGAAGTTATACATTTTCGCAGTGTCATCATCCAGAAGATAAGTTTGATTGCCTATTTCTGCGTAATAGCAGGGACGGAAATATGACTCATAAAAGGTTCCTGGGTTAGGTTGATCATTAGAAGCTTGGGAATACTGCGTCCATTGGCTCCACATTTTAGTAGTCATGTCATAAGCAAGAGTGATATTCAAATCATGTAGGGTTAAGATATAGAGAGTATGTCCCCAAAACTTAAAAGCATATGAGGAGACCTTGGAATAATCACTCTTTTCCAAAATCTTATCTATACTAGGAGTAGACACCTTTATTGGAGAAACACCATCTAATATAAAGACAGACTTGCCATGAGTACGACTATGCCCTACCCACATGACACTATTGTCAGCCGACGCTATACTGTCACCATTGGCACATCCTATTTCAAAGGAATAGCTCGCAGCGGGAGCCAATGGGTTTAGAGTATTGGAACCATTACCAGTGTCGTAATAGAATTGAGTGCTAGTATCACCAAAGGCCACCAAATAGTTCAGGTGTTTGGCAATACCCACTAGGCTATCTGTTGTTAAATAAAAGGCAACAGACGCCAACGAACTCCAAGTAGAGGGATTGTTGATGTTGCTTGAATAGATCAAATTAGTTGTAGAACTTCCAATATAGAAGAAGTTGTTCAAGTATACAGCTCCTGGAACAAAACTTGCCTCAGGAAGAGTTGGAGTTCCTAAAGATCCTCCACCTGGGGTATAGGTGTATCCCAAGGTAGTATTGTGGAAAAACAAAATAGAATCTTGGAAGGCTCTGGCAAAGTATGCTTTCTTGCTAGTGCTGCCTGTCATTGTCCCAAGGTTAGTTAGGGTGCCTAGACCCACAGTATAGAGCCAAATGGTGTTATTAATTGCAGCAATAACATTACTAGAAAATCCAACAAGACCCTGGGAAGGGATTGTAGCAGGGGGAGTGACTGCAGTAATTTGCCGCAACAAAACCAACCCTGGTCTTTTAACTATATTGTTTGAATGTCCTTCCTGTTCCACTACCACGTTGACCATCCTGGCATCCTTGGATAAGGTACCATCTCGGGTTTCAATATTTGCAACTAGTGGTACTCTTTCAGTAGTAGGCATAATTCATTTTGTATTCCCCAAATTACCTTGAGTAACTACTGGGATTTACATTTCTATAGTCAGGTTGGAAATAGGTGCTTGTGTAGTCCACATCGAAACTGGAAACTTCATCTTTATATGCTCTGGCTCTCATCATGATCTCCTGTCTGTAGTTCTGTGGTACTCCGTATTCAATGGCAATCTGATCAGCAAGATTCCACACCAGAGCATTGTTCCACTCAATGGGAAAGTCAGGGATATCAGACTGGTTGGTTAGGTCATTGATATGCATTTGCGCAACCATGTGGAACTGAAGATTAGTTTGCGATAGTGTGTCAGGGGTAAGATATAAGTTCAAGATCCCATACGTGCTTTTTGGATCGTAAAAGAAACTATTTACAGTACCAGTAGAGTATTTGTTACCAAGAACAAGATACTCTTGTTTGGACAAGAGTAGGACAGGGGTATCAATGTTTGGTGTAACCTGGACATTTCTATAGAACCCTTGGATAGCCTTAAGAGGTTTGTCTGTGATTAATGCAGGAGAAGCAGTCAAAGTAACATCATACATGATGTCGCTGCCTGTATCTCCCAATTTATATTGGGTTTGTCCAGAAGTCAAAGGAATCATGAGCTCAGAGTTCTTCCAGAGTTTCAAACCATCTGTAGCCCACTGCTTGATCATTAGGTTTAATGATACGGCTACATTACTCAAGGTAGTTGAATCTGGAATATCCGTAGGCTCGATTACTCCAATCTTACGGAGAGCCGAAGTAATTACAGACTGCATGGTGACTGAGTAATTGCTAGTGGTCATTTAGAAGCTCTTGTATGGGTAAGAATTTAAGGGTGGGCTAGTAATTCCAGTAATTGCACAACCAGAGACAGCGTCTCCAGTAATAGCTAGAGATCCATCTGCGGTACAGGTTGGTCTAATATTATTGTTGATGCCTGCCATAGCGCAATCAGCTACTCCGTAATCTGCTATGCCTTGAGATGTAAGAGAAGTGCATACGAATACAAAAGTGTCTTGTTGCTCTGGTCTGGTCCAAGGGGGAACTACCTTATCTGCTACTCCCCGAACAAAGTCTTGTGGATGTCTAGGTTCCCAACATTGTTGGTCCACCATAAGTCCATCCCAACGCATGCGGAGATGATAAGATTTGAACTCTCTCCCACACACATCACATATAGCTTTCCAAGCTCCATGTTCATATACAGACCTAGTAGGCACGTTTGTCCTCTTTCTTGTTCAAGATATCCTCAATTGTTTCTAACTTACGGAAGATTAAATCAGTAAGCTTATCAAACTTGGCGTCATGTTCATCTCTCTTGATGTAGTTGCCAGCAACAAGTACTTCAATATGTTGAACCTTATTCAACAGTTCTTCATCTGTATTACGAAGAGAAGAAATAGAGTCCCTCATTGAATTCAAGATCCAACCACCTAATCCACCTATTAGAAGAATAGCAATGTCGAATGCAGCTTGTAGGTCCATTTTATAAGATTCCATTTTAGTTTGATACATTAGTGAAAGACCTATCTATTGTATATCTATATTTTAGGTAGTTGAACCCTTAATAACTACAAAACCAATTACAACAGCTTCAGACAAGGGACCTCCTGAGAGATTGCGCAAAGAGATACGGCAAGAGCCCGCAGCTACTGCATCCACAGTTACTTGATATGAATCTCCTGTAGCTCCAGACTTGATATTACAAATAATGATGTCTCCAGCAAGAATACAAGAATTGGTAAATGTGAATCCAGTGGATGTACTGCCAGCCAAGGCTTGATTGTTCATTGTGATACTACCAGAAACTTTATTGAGTGTTACTCCAGTATTTTTGTTGGTCAATTGAGTTACCGTGCCACCCGCACCAAAACCAGTACCAACTCCAACACTTCCCCCAGCAGAACTTGTGATAAGTAAATTACCTGTGCTATCTACTCTTACTCGCTCAATGGCTGTAGTACTACCAGAGGGTGTAGTGGAAAACATTAGATAAGTGGGACAAGAAGTGCTGTCAGTCCAATTGCTTTCAGTAAACCCTGAAACACGAACCTTGAGTGTGTCAGTGCGTGTGCCAGCACCTACCAGCAATATACGAGTACCCCCAGCAGGATTATTCGATGTTGATTCAAATGATTGATTGACTGCGCCAGCAGCGCCAACTATTGTGAAGGGGGCAACAGTACCTGGGGCACCACCAATGGCTACTCGACTAGTTGCATCAATCTGTAGAGTTCCAGCCGTAACACCACCAGCCACTTTAATTGGAGTAGATGGAGGAGGACTTTGCCCATATACTAACGCATTGACATCATTTAACCATGATCCTGTGATTGGGGTAACACCATCAATAAAGTTTGTAGTAGACATAGTTATTCCTAGTTCTCAATTAGATCCTATATGTACCAGTAATACATATGTCTTTAGTCCCAGCATTTTGATTCAAAATACTAGCTGTTGTACTACCAGAAGCAGAAGACACAATAAGTATTTGAGTGCCTCCGTTTAAGACCGCTGTTGGAGTACCCGTCCAAGTCAATGCTCCTGCATTAGTATTGACAAGAATATTTAGAGTTTGAAAAGAAGCAAAAGGTGTATATGGGAGAGTACCTATAGTAAAACTCGCCGCATTTGTTCCACCTGTCCAAACCAAATAAATATGAACAAAAACGGTGTTTCCCATTCGTTGCCAATACCCATGCTGGGTCGTATAAGTGGGAGTTCCAATGCCACTCAAAGTTGGAACAAAAGCTGAACTTTCTTCATACCAATCTAGGACAGTAGTAGAGGTATTAGCCGTATTACCAACACTTATGCCAGTACTAAAAGAACCAGCAGCAGAATTAGTTACTCCAGAAACAGCTAAAGTAACTCCTGAAGTTGCAGGAGCCATAGTGGTATTGCCTGCAGACCCAATCTGAATTGGGTACCGACCTCCAGTTTGATCATAAATTGAAAATGCTCCTGGGGTACCAATTTCTCCTATGCGCCATTGGCGACCATTCACAGCCCCATTATCAATCTGAATTTCTGCTTGGTTATTGACTGTAGTTCCACTTATGTATAACTTACCATAAGATGTGATTGGATCTCCAGAGGTTGGGGCTTTGACAGTAATTCCACCACTACCAGTAACACGAAGAGAGTCTGAAGGTGCTCCACCAAACACTCTAATGGGAGTAGAGGGTGGAGAAGCATCCCCATAGACTAAAGCATCTACATCCTCTAACCATGGATGGGTGATTGTGGTACCTTGGGTAAAGGTAGTGGTAGCCATGTTAAACCCCCATAACTACTGAAACTATAGCACCAGTACCTGTGATGTTAGTAACGTGTGCTCTAACGTATTTGAAAGTTGAT